AAACGGGACATTATAGCACATGTAACAAGATGCGCTAATGTAACAAACATACGATTCTGTTACATGCCACTTATTTCACGTAAAGAAGCAGCAGAGCAATTAGGAGTTACTTTGCAATCTGTTTACATGTCCATCAAAAGGGGCAAGTTGACCGCGATGGAGGATGCACAGGGAAATATTTTGATTAACAGCGATACGATGTGGAATGAGTTGAAAAGAAAATCATCAGGGCCAAGAGTTTCAAAAGTGGGTACAAATAAGCCTCGAAATAGCAGAACGAATGAATCAATTCCTGAATATGACGAAAGTAGAGCAAGGACAGAGCATTTAAGGGCAGAATTACTTGAGTTAGAAAGGAAGCAAAAGGAAGAAGATTTGGTTTCGATGGATGAGGTTCGTACAAGTTGGGAAAATATCATTGCCACAGCTAGAACGAAGTTGTTAGGTGTACCGACTAAAGCGAAACAACGTATTCCAGATCTCGACACCAATGCAATGAGTCATTTGGATGACATTATTCGTGAAGCATTGGAAGAATTAGCTGAACCACAGGCAGCATGAGTCTTACTGAATTAGAAAAGAAGGCTTATGCAGCATTTAAGCCTCCTAAAAAGTTAAGTCTTAGTGAGTGGGCAGATGAATATGCTTATCTTTCTGCGGAGTCAAGCGCAGAGGGAGGAAGATGGCATACTCTTCCGTACCAGAAAGCGATTATGGATGCAATTACTGATCCTAATATTGAACAAGTTACGGTAATGAAGTCGGCAAGGGTTGGTTATTCTAAGATTTTAAATCACATTATTGCTTATCATATTCATCAAGACCCATGCGGCATAATGGTAGTGCAACCCACGATTGAGGACGCGGCTGGTTACTCGAAAGAGGAGATAGCACCTATGATTAGGGACACTAAAGTTTTAACAAATTTAGTCAGTGATGCTAAAACAAGGGATAGCAATAATACAATTTTACAGAAACAATTCCCTGGTGGAATTTTATCTTTAGTAGGTGCAAATTCAGCTAGAGGCTTCAGGAGGGTAAGTAGAAGGATAGTCCTGTTCGACGAAACGGATGGTTATCCTGCATCGGCGGGAACAGAAGGTGATCAGATTAAGCTTGGTATAGCTAGGACTCAGTATTTTTGGAATAGAAAAATAGTTGCTGGTTCGACTCCTACTATTAAAGATTTTTCAAGAATAGAACGATTGTTTGAGCAATCGGATCAGCGTAGGTACTACGTTCCATGCTGTCATTGCAATCATATGCAGTATTTAAAATGGCCTAATATGCGTTGGGAGAATGATGATCCATCAACAGCTTCGTATGCGTGTGAAGAATGTGGCGCATTAATACCGCATAGTAAAAAAAGATGGATGGTAGAGCGTGGCGAATGGAGATCTACGCAACCTAGTAATGGTCGTCATGTTGGTTTTCATATTTGGGCTGCTTATTCCTACTCACCAAATGCGGAGTGGTCGAACCTAGTGGAAGAGTTTTTGTTGAGTAAAAATGATCCAGAACAGTTGAAAACATGGATTAATACAACATTGGGTGAGTGTTGGGAAGATGAATATGCAAGTAAAGTTGGTGCTGAAGGATTAATGGAGAGGGCGGCAAATGAGAAGTACGAAAAAGGTGTACCTCCTAAAGAAGTTTTTATGTTGAGTCTCGGATGCGACGTTCAAGATGATAGGTTATCTATGAGTATTTGGGGTATAGGTAGGAATGAAGAGATGTTCCTTGTTGATAGAAAAATTATTTATGGATCTCCTGCAAGAGCAGACTTATGGAAGCAAATGGATGAAGTTTTAATGGGGAAATATGAGAATGAAGATGGATATGAATTAAAGATTGATAGTGCAGCGATAGATACTGGAGGTCATTTTACGCATGAGGTTTATCAGTATGTTCGAGAAAGATCTCAGTTGGGATTGATTGGTATAAAAGGTATGGGTCAAAAAGGTAAGCCACCGATAGGTAAACCAACAAAAGTAGATATAAACTTTTCAGGGAAGGCATTAAAGAAAGGAGTTCAATTATTTCCTGTAGGAGTTGACACTATAAAGACAACACTTCATAACCGATTAAAAGATGCCGAGCTAGGGGATGGTTATATACATTTTTATCCGACGATTACTACTGATTACTTTGAAGAATTAACTGCTGAGAGGCAAGTATTACGATATAAGCATGGTTATCAGGAACGAGTTTGGGTTAAGAAAAGCAATGCAAGAAATGAAGCTTTGGACGAAATGGTGTATGCCTATGCTGCCTTTTGCAGGTTTAGGCAAAGATATGATCGAAGGACGATGTGGGATCAGTTAGAAAAGCGCAGAAAACCAGAGGAGCCTAGCAAGGATACTTCGCTACAATTAAAACGACAAAAAGCATCTAAAAAGCGTAGTTTTGTCGCTAATTGGTAATTAATTATGGCTATTCCTTCTAAAATTCGTGCTGGAGACATACTTCAGTGGCGAGATTCGGAGAAACAAGATGTTTTTGGTAACGCTATTAGTAGTCCAGATTGGTCGGTTACATATTATTTGAGAACGAATAAGTCTTCAGAAGGTGCAACTGTTACAAGCAGTGCGTATCTTTCAGGTTGGCAATTTACTGTTACTGCTGCTGTAACAGCTAATTTTGCTGAAGGAACGTGGTATTACCAAGCTGTTGCAGATAAATCGAGCAACGAAAAGCAAACTATTGATAGTGGACAAATACAAGTTCTTCCTAGTCTTGCTTATACAGGTAGTACTTTTAAACCGTTTGATGGAAGAAGCCAAATAGCTAAAGATTTAGAGTTAGTTCAGACAGCTATTAGAAATTTAGTTTCAGGAGGAGTTGTAAAGGAATATAAGATTGGTACTAGATCAGCAAAGAAATATGAGATGGAAGAATTGATACTATTAGAATCAAAATTAAAGGCAGAATTAAAGAGGGAAGAAGCTGCTGAATTGGTTGCTAATGGTCGTGGCAACCCCCGTAACATGTTCGTTCGCTTTAACTGAGAAAACCAATGGGAATTGTAAATGCTTGGAAAGGCTTCTGGACTTCGGGTGATGGTTTTGCTCAATCTGCTGTTTCAGACATAGTTAAACCAAAAAGACAGATACGTGCTTATGCAGGTGCTGTATCAGATCGTTTAACTGCCAATTGGATGAGTAGTCAGTTAAGTGCTGACGCTGAGATCAGAGGAAGTTTAAGGAAGTTAAGGGATAGAAGTCGAGAGATGGTGAGGAATAATCCTTATGCCAAGCAAGCTAAAAGAACGACGCAGATTAATGTTGTTGGGACTGGAATGAAATTTCAGTCTTTGGTTACTCAGGTAAGAGGTAATAAAAGAGATCAGCGAACTAATAAAGTAATTGAAGAAGCATGGGCTAATTGGTGTAGGCCAGAAAATTGTGATACAGCAGGTCGTCATAGTTTTCACCAGTTTGAATGGTTAGCTACTGGAGCATTGCCTGAATCTGGAGAGGCAATATTTAGAATTGTCCGTAAGCCATTTGGAAATAGTGGGGTTCCATTAGCTCTTCAATTAATTGAAAGTGATTTGTTAGATGAGGAATATAACGGCAAAGTAACTGGAAAAAATAATGAGTGGAGAAATGGTGTTGAGGTCGATGAGTGGGGCAGACCAAAAAGGTATGCGATTTTAACTAGACATCCAGGTGATGCTTATTATTTAAACCCTACAAATGCTGGGAAGGATCATATTTTCTTGCCAGCAAGTGATGTTATTCATTTGTTTATGCCTGAAAGGCCAGGTCAGAACAGGGGTGTTCCTTGGTTCCATAGTGTGATGGCAGATGCCCACCAATTGCAGGGCTATGAAGAAGCTGCGGTTATTCGTGCAAGGGCGGCTGCGAGCATAATGGGGTTTGTCCAAAATAATGAGGGGGAATTAGTAGGGGATGATGTAGAGACTGGTCAACGGGTTCAAGATTTCCAGCCAGGTCAATGGAACTATTTAATGCCAGGTGAATCTGTGCATGTTCCAGATATTGATTATCCAAGTCAGCAATATGAAATGTTCGTCAAGAATAAAATTCGTAGGTTTGCTACAGGATTTGGCTGTTCTTTTGAGACGATAAGTAAGGATTTTAGTGAGACTAATTATTCAAGTTCAAGATTGAGCTTGTTGGAAGATAGGGAACATTGGAGATTTGTTCAGCGTTATTTGATAGATAATTTCCACTATCGGGTCTTTAAAGAGTGGCTTTCATTAGCTGTATTAAGTGGTCAGCTTGATTTTGCTGATTATTCAACAAGGCCAATGAGATATTGCAAACCAAGATGGACACCACCAGCACAACACTATGTAGATCCGTTGAAAGAGGTTCGTGCTTATAGAGAAGCAGAGCAGGCTGGTTATATGACTAAATCACAAGTTATTGCAGCAACCAATGGTGGAGATTATGACGACATCGCTGCTGAATTAGCTAGAGAACAGGAAGTTGCTAAGAATCTTGGGGTTTCTTTAGATAAAGATATTAAGATAGAGCAAGTACAACCAGAACAATTGGAATTGGATGTTGGTCAGGATGAAAATCCACCTGAATCTAAGCCCAAACCATCACGTAAAAGGAGGCGTTCTAAGTGACAACAACTGGAGTTATAGATTTATCTTCTGAGGAAGAGAATCAAGAAGAGATCGTTTCGGAAGAAACACGATTTGATCCTTCAAAAAAGTATCAACGAACAGAAGTAACTGAGTTTAGAAGTGTCGGCAAAGGTCGTACTTTTGAATTTCCTTTTAGTTCTGAATACCCAGTTGAGAGGTATTTTGGTAAAGAAGTGTTAAAACATGATGACACTTCAGTTGATTTCAGTCGTTTAAATTCTGGTGCTGCACCTCTTCTATGGAACCATGATCCAGATCGCCATATAGGAATAGTTGAATCAGCAAGGCTTGATCCTTCAACTAAACGTGCTTATGCAAAAGTGCGTTTTTCACGCAGTAAATTTGCTTCTGAAGTCTTAGATGATGTTAAAGATGGTATTTTGCGTGGAATTTCGTTTGGTTATCAAATAAAAAATATAGAAGAAAAGGATGGAGAGTACGTTGCAGATGATTGGTTAGTGCATGAAATCAGCGTCACTCCAATTCCTGCTGACCCTACAGTTGGGATAGGAAGGTCGTTAATCTCGTCTGAAGAAGATTTGTCTGACCCTTCACAACCTAATACTATTAATATTGATAACAAATCTCCTGAAGAGGAGATACGTTCTGCGGCAACAACCGCATCACCCTCGGTTCCATCTATGGAAGAAAAATCACAAGAAACTGTGGTGGATACGGCAACTGCCGTAGAAGCTCCAGAGCCTGTTGTTGAAAAGGTAGAGAGATCTGCTGAAGTAGATACGGCTGCTGAAGTAAAACGTGCGCTTGAAGAAGAGCAAGTTCGTACTTCATCTATTTACGCTGTTTGTCGCCAACAC